TAACTCCTAATTAGTAATACATATAATAAGAATAACAGGCCATCCAATAATCACACAACCTGTCATTACTACTTTTAAAAACATATCTAAATTCATAATGTAACCTGCTTTGTTAACATGTCTACAGTTTAACTTAGTTAAACTAATAAAACAAGCTAATCCGTTTTTCACGAGCAGCGCACAACTTAATTTATATCAATAGTGTATCTTTTGGTTATCATAATGCTGAAGCTATAACTTGACGATTTTAGCTTTTATTTCCGGTATAAATAGGCTTTAAACTCAACAGGTGCGGTGTTAATGGATTTATCTGGATTAATTGAAGCTACTAGTAATACTATACAAAGTAAGCTGTCTTACATGTTTTCAAGCGTTTTGGCAGGAACCTCAATTCTTACTTTTACCAATCAAATCCTTTCGGTAATAGGTTTAATAATATCAATAGTTTTAGCCCTGGTAACTGCTAGAAGTAACTATATGCGCAATAGGCTTGCAATGAAATTAATTACAGAGCAATTAAAGAGTGAACTAACAAAATGAGTATAAGAGACAACGTTTCACAGACTCAAAGAACTCGAGATAAAATCAAGAGTAGTTACCTCGTAAACGCCCTTATGGATCATGTACTTAACAATTCTGAAATGAGCCAAACGCAGATCGCAGCAGCTAAAATACTGCTAAGTAAAACACTGCCAGACGTTCGCCAGCAAGAAATTCAACAAAGCGTAGATGCAAGTATCAACATTACGTGGGGTAATGAATGATTGAACACCAGGCCATGATTGAACGCTTGAAAGATTCGCAAGAAGCCGACAGCGATCTTAGGGACAGTGCCAGACAAAGCCTATTGTTTGTTAACAAAAGGAACGGACAATGGGAGCCTGAATATTATCAAGAGAACGACGGCAAACCACGTTATAGCTTTGACTTAACAAGCCCGATAGTCGATCAGGTTGCTGGTGAGATCGAATTGTCAGACTTTAGTATTAACGTAAGTCCCGCTGGCGGTGCTGCATCAAAAGAAACAGCCAAATTGTTAAGCGGTTTGATCCGTAATATTGAGAACATTAGTTACGCCACAGATATCTATAGTGCCTCAGCACGCAGCATGGTGACTTCTGGCTTGGATGGTTGGAAAGTCAGCCATAACTACGTTGATTCGGATAGCTTCGATCAAGATCTAATCATTGAACCGATCTACAATTATGTAGACCGAGTTTGGTGGGACGTAGCTTCAGAAAAACAAGATGCAAGCGATGCGCGCTTCTGTTGGGTATTAAGTGGCTTATCAGTTGAGGACTATGAAAAGCAATACCCCAAAGGTTCAGGGCAATCAGTATCAGAAGATCGAAGCAATCAAGCGTACTTCAACCGTCCTGATCTAATAATGGTTGGGGAATATTATTTTATAAAACAAGAAGAACGCGAAATAGTAATGATGTCGTCCGGTCAAGTACTGGAAGACAATGAAGACTTTAACACCATTAAAGACGAGCTAGCGGCAATGGGCGTTACAGAAGTTAAACGCCGTAAACGGAAAAAAGACGTTGTTTACATTCGTAAGTTCGATGCACAAGACTGGTTAGGACCTGAGCAAAAAACAGTATTTAGTTTAATACCCGTGATCCCAACTTATGCCAACTTTAAGAATATCGAAGACAAATCAATCTATTGGGGCATAGTTGAAAAGCTGCTAGATCCACAAAGAGTATTGAACTACTCGCTATCACGAGAGATAGAAGAAGGGGCATTAGCACCACGAGCTAAATACTGGATGACAAACAAACAAGCTAGTGGACACGAAGCTGAACTATCAACCATGAACACCAATACCGATCCGGTTCAATTCTACAACGTGGATGAGTTGTCACCTGGCGTACCCCAACAAAACGGGGGCGCAAATATAAACCCAGGCTTACGCACTATATCCGAAGGTATGCGAGGGATGATCTCTCAAAGCGCTGGATTATTCGCAGCAAACATGGGCGACAACCCTGGCCTGCAATCTGGTGTAGCTATTAAGCAACTACAGAATAAAGGTGACACGGGGACGGTCAAATACTTTAAATCTCAAGAGATAGCCATAGCGCGTACCGCTAAAGTTCTAATCGATGCAATACCGCGAGTCTATGACACTGAGCGGCAAGTAAGGATCATGAACGAAGACGGGACCTCTGAATCTGAAACATTAAACCAGACAGTTATTGACCAGCAAACAGGGCAACCCATAACGCTAAATGATTTAAGTATTGGATCTTATGATGTGATCTGTTCAAGTGGTGTTAGTTTCCAAAATAGACAACAAGAAAGTAACGCGGCATTACTAGAAATGGCACAGATAGATCCATCACTGATACAGATGTCTGGTGATGTAATGCTTAAAAACGTAGATGCACCAGGTATGGATATTTTAGCAGAACGTAAACGTCAACAACTGTTAGCAGCCGGAGCCATACCCGCAGAACAACAAACAAATGAAGAGCAACAGATGATGGCTCAACAGGCACAATCTCAAGGTGAGCAACCTGATGCCATGATGGTAGCGGCACAGGCTGAAATGCAAAAAGCTCAAGCCATGTCAGATAAAAACCAACTAGCCATGCAAAAACTTCAATTAGATGCACAGCGTAACCAGCAAGCTGCACAACTAGATGCACAAAAACAGCAAATGGCTATGCAGGCTATGCAAATTAAACTGCAAAATGAACAGGCGCAATTTGAGTTAGATAAGCAAATGTTTATGAAAGAGCAGGGCGATAAGCTAAACATGGAAGCTATAAAGCTAGAGCAATCACAACAAAGAATTGACAATGAAAAACACAATAGCAGTGTAAATAGTGCGTTAAAGCTGACAGAAATGGAGTTAGAGATCAACAGAGAATTAAACGAACAAGTAACAGAGAATATTGATGATGGTACGCACCAGATGCCGGATGGTTCTGTTATGCCTGACTCAGAAATGAATTATTGACAACTTATCTTAGCGGGTAAGTTTTCAAACAGTAACACGACTGATTTCGTGATGATATCCGAGGGGATTTAAAAACCATGAGTGAACAAGAAGAAGTAGCAAATGCAGATGAAGTAGACATGATAGAGCCACTTGAAGATGAAGAGGTTAATGAAGATGAAGCCGTTACTGCAGCGGAACCAGAAAAGGTAGAGTTTAACGATGCGCAACAAGCAGAAGTTAATAAGATTGCAGCAGCTAAAGCATTTGAAGCCCGCGAACAAAAGCGCAGGGCAGATGGCTTAGAGGCACAGTTGAATGAACTTCAACGAGTAGCAGATCAGAAAACTAGACCTGATGTTTCGGCTGTACCTGACCAGTATGATGATGATTACGCGGCTCAGTTACAAGCACGAGACGAACAACTAATAGCGCAAGCAAGATTTGATGCTAACCAAAGCGCTGTATTGCAGCAACAAGAGCAAGCAGCACAAAGGCAGCAACAAGAACAAATGAACGAGCTTAATACAAAAGCGGAAGCCTATCGTATTAATGCTGTAAAGCAAGGCGTTGATGCTGCCAAGCTAAGTGAAGCCGCTACTACAGTGGGTAACTTTGGCTTAAGGCAAGACGTAGGCATGGAGATGTTGAGTGATGAGAAAGGGTCTTTAATGACCATGTATCTAGCCCAAAATCCTCAAGCTATCGAGGCTTTAAACACGGCAAATAACATTACTTTGGGTAGTGTTTACGCTGATATCAGAGAGAAAAGTAGCGCTCTTAGTGTAAAAACAACGTCAACACCAGATCCGGTGGAGACACAACGAGGCTCAGGCATGCCAGGTAAAACACGTGGTCCTGTAGGAGCAACTTATAAATAAAAGGAAAGTCACTCATGGCTAATGATTTTAGTAGTAACTTTACGCGCAAATTAGCGCGCGTATTTTTAGAGAAATTCGACAGTGAACGTGTATTGTCTAAGAACGTTAACACTCAGTTATTGCAGGGTAAATTTAACCCTTCAACTGGTGATAAAGTAGACTTTAAACGTCCCACTGATTATGTTTCAGTACGTACTGCAACTGGTGATGTATCAGGCGGAACTGCTGATCCAATTATTACTGGTAAAGCAACAGGTACTGTTCAACCATACTTCACTTCTTTCGTTGATTACGATGAAGCTGATGAAGCGTTAAAAATGGATCAGTTAGACCAATTGCTTGCACCTATGGCAACACGTTTAAAAACTGATTTTGAGTTAGATTTTGCTGACTTTATGATGAAGAACACTGGCCTTGTTGCTGGTACTGTTGGTACAGGTGTTTCTAAATGGGATCATATAGCAGAAGCAGGTAGCTTACTTGCCTCTACTGGTGTACCTCAAGATGGCGGCTGGTGCTATGCGGTTAATCCGTACACACAACGTGCATTAGCTTCTGAGCAGCGTTCTTTAGGTGTCAACCCTGAAGTAGCTTCTGCAAACTCAAGGGCTACTATTGCTGAAAACTTTGCTGGTATGAAAGTTATGTCGGCTACCACATTGTCAACTTACACAACTGGTGCTGGTTCTGACCGTGTAGGCGCAATTGTTAGTAACGCTCCAACACCAACGTACTCTGCAGCTAGAGACACTATGACACAATCAATTCAAGTTACTGGTTTCCAGGCTAACTTAGTTGTTGCTGCTGGTGAAACTTTAACTGTTACTGGACGTAACCGCTTAAACCTTTCAACACGTAAGGTTATTCTTGATGAAACAGGTGCTACTATTTTGTTCTCAGGAACAGTAACAGCACCAGTTACGCTAAACGGTTCTGGTGTTGGTACTTTAGTAATTACCGGCCCTGCTATCTTTGAAGCGGCGGGTGCATATAACACTGTTGATAGCGCATTAGCTATTGGTGATGTTGTAACACTAGGTGGGGCAGCTTCTAAAGTTATCCAGCCTAATATGTTCTGGAACAAGCAAGCGTTCTCAGTAGGTTCAGTACCTATTAAGAAACTTTACAGCACTGATACTGTTGCAACCACAGAAGATGGTTTGCAATTCCGTATTAGTCGCGGTTCTTCATTCTTAGCCAACGAGCAAAAGGTACGTATTGATTTCCGTCCTGCTTACGGTGTGATGAACCCGTTCTTTGCTGGTCAAGGTTTCGGTAGAGCTTAAATAGATTGGGGTAGCTTCGGCTGCCCCTTTTTTTATTAAAAGGATATCAATATGGACACTAAGAAAAGCAAAACAAAAGCAAAAAAAAAAGAAATACGAGATATTGACGGTTTGTTTTTAATGGTAAAGCCAGATGGTGGCGAGTTAAAAGTAAATCCTGATAGCGTAGAGCATGCCTTATCAATCGGATGGAAACATACATAATGGCAACAGTAGCACAAGTAGCTAAAGCATCTTTGCAACGTATATTGGTGCAAGCAAGTGAGGCTGCACTTGAGCCGGACGAGTATCAAGATTTTATCTTTGCTATGAATAATTACATGCTTTCCCTTGATGCAAACGGAATAAGCCTTGGTTATACAGAAGTTAATAACCTGGCTGATAAAGTCACTATTCCTACAGGTGCTTTACGTGGATTAATAGCTAATATGGCTATAGAAGTTTCACCTGATTATAACGGCACAATTAGCCAAGGATTGGTGCTGGCAGCTTCGGAAGGTTTAAAGGTTATGCGTTTAATAGGTCAAACAATACCTACAACCGCGCTACCTCCTACGCTACCTACTGGTTCAGGTAACGATACAGACGGTGGTGGTTTAACCGCAAATTACTACCCGTATTTAGAAAGCCAAATATTAGCAGAAACAACAGGTGCAATAGGCTTAGAAAGCAACACGAATAAAACTACATAGGTGATATGAATGTCTAACAGAGCAAACGGGCGTAAAAAAAGTCTATTCCCAGCACAAACATCGGTACTTACTAACGCAAGTATGGATTACTTTGTTAATGGTGTTAACTATAAAATACCTTACACAAACTTTGTATCGGGACTGGGTGTTACTGGCACTATCGTACAAGAAGGTGCTGTAAGTGGTACGCCTGTTTTAGACAAGCAAAACACTGTTAACAATATTAGAAACCTAGAAGCTGGCGCTGGTATTTATACTGCTGTTTCATCAGAAAACGGTATTACTATTAAGCATAACTTTACACAAGACACCACTGGCTCACCTGTTTTAATTAATCCAACTAACGCAAGCCCTGCTATTGCATCGATTGTGGCGGGTAGTGGGATATCGGTTACAGCTTCTAGTAATGCAATTACTATTGCTACAACTGGCGTAGCTAAAGCAAGTGATATTGTTATTGTTAGCGTATTAGCTGACTTACCTTCTGCTGTTGCAGGTGCTATCACTTTACTAGCTAATACAGAATATCAATTAATTCAAGATATCAATATTGCTGCTAACAGAATAGTAATGGGTGACAACTGTATTTTAGCGGGTTTAGATCAAGGGTTAACTAGTCTGACTTACAGCGGCACAAGCGACATGATAACTTCCGCAGACAAGACATGCACAGTGAAAAACTTAACCTTAAGTTGTGTCAATGCAAGAGCATTTAAAATAACAGATACATCAGCCAAGACATTTAACCTTAACAGCGTGACTATTGCCACTTGTAATAAGATTGGATTATTTACATCAACTGCCAGCACTTATTTATTACAAAACTTTAACAGCTTAATTACAGCGGCAGATGGTATGGCGTTTGCAGGTGTGTTTGATAGATTTGCTCATACTTATTCAACGGTTAATATGACAGCAGGCTCGGTCTACGATCTTGGTACTGCTTCCTTTAAATCTTTTCTTTCTGACAGTATTGTTTCAACATTAGCCTCTAACTCATTTTTTGTTAAAGGTGCTGCATCAAGCGCTAATATAGCGACAGGTCAATTAGGTAGTGTTAAGTCACCTTTTTTACTTGGCGGGGCAGCTAGTGCTGCTTTAAGTAATGTTTTACCTACAGATAAATCGTGGGAGTTTACAGGTGGTAACACCATTGCTGATACTAGAACTTCAAGCCTAGCAACACTACAAGGCAACTCTGCTGCAACAGTTATTGCGACAGCCGGAACACCTGTTTTAATTGCTGGTGTATGGGTAGCAGGTGTCTCTTCACAAATGACAGCTACCACAAGCGGCAGGATCACGTATAACGGCTCCAAAGGCATTACCGCAACCATTGCAGGTCAAGTGTCTGTTGAGCCTGTCTCTGGATCTGTAATTAATCTTTTTGTGCAACTAGCTCTCAACGGTACTGTTGTTGCGGCTTCCAAGGTAACAGGCAACGCTACAAGTGGTAAAAAAACCAGTATTACATTGTCTTATGCTCAAGCTCTTGTATCAACAGATTATATTGAACTTTATGTCAGTAACGTGGACTCAACCGTTAATTTACTTGTATCAAGCGCTATATTGAGGGCTAGTTAATGGCTGTTGCAATACTACCTATTGCCAATGGTTTTTATGTAAGCGATAGCTTGCCTATATCGGCGCAGGAATGTACCAACTTTTACCCAAACATTGTGCAAGCACCAGCTTTGTCACCAGAAACCCTGTTCGGTACACCTGGAACAATTCAACTTGCTACTAGCGGTACAGTGTTAGAGCAGAATAGGGGCAGCCATACAATGGATGGTATACCTTATTTTATTAATGGTGATGCTGTATACCGTTTAAACACAGACAATACACTGAGTAATTTAGGTGAAATAAGTGGATCAGGCCGAGTGTCTTTAGCTGATAACGGCACACAGCTAATGATATTGATACCTGGTGGGGACGGTTATATTTTGACTGACAATCCACCTGTTTTAACTAAAATTAAAGATACAGACTTTACGGCTAATGGCGCGCCTCAACAGGTTGTGTTTATAGATGGTTATTTTGCTATTACCACTAACACGAAAAAGTTTATTGTGTCTGCATTAAACAACGGCCTAGCTTATAACGCTTTAGACTTTGGAACAGCAGAAGCCGATCCAGATGATATTGTTGCTCCAATAGTATTTAACAATCAGTTATTTATTGGCGGTAGCGAAACAACAGAAGCCTTTCAAAACATTGGCGGTGCTGATTTTCCATTCCAGCGTTCTGGTTTGTTTTTAAGTAAAGGTATAAAAGCTCCATTCTCAGTGGTTGGCGCTAACGATACTTTTATGTTTATTGGTGGCGGAGAAAATGAAGCTCCAGCAATATGGGCGTTTGAGGGTAACAACTACGTTAAAGTGTCCACAACCGCTATTGATTCTATTTTATCTACAGCTACTAATGAAGAAATTACTAACGCTTTTGCCTGGTCTTACGCTAAAAAAGGTGCATATTTTGTAGGCTTTTCTATTCCGTCTACCACCTTGGTCTTTGATGTTATTAGCGGTAAATGGCATGAAAGAAAGTCAAATGTAAACGGCGATACTATTCGGTCCCGTATTAACTCAGTTACTTCTGCTTATGGCTTGGCGCTAGTAGGTGATTCTCAGGATGGTCGCATAGGTTCTTTAGATAACAATGTTTACACTGAATATGACAACGCTATTATTAGGCGTGTTGCTTCTCAACCGTTTCAAAACAATATGCAATCATTTACCGTTCCAAGCATCGAGCTAACAATGGAAGCGGGGATGGGTAATAAAGAAGCTGCTGATCCACAAGTAATGATGGATAGGAGTGTAGACGGCGGCAAAACCTTTAGAGATGAGCGCGCTAGAAGTATTGGCAAAATAGGCGAATATAACAAGCGGTCTATATGGCGAAGAAATGGGCGTGTTGCACGCTTTGAGGTTTTTCGTTTTACATTTTCCGAGCCTGTCAAACCCGTTATTATTCAGTTAACAGCGGATATCTTGTAATGAGATTAAACGCTTTACAACCTATTACTAATGACAGCGGTGAAATGGAACAGACATTTAGAAGCTGGGCTTTAGAAGTGTCCAACAGTTTACCTATTATTGGTAAAGGCTCTCCAGAAGGCGTTTTAGAGGCTCCCCAATACAGCTTGTATATTGACGAAACAACGCCATTAAGTCCTGTTCAATACAGAAAAATGCTAGCTGCTATTGCTAGTAACAGAACAAAAGGGTGGGCTGTAGTTTGATTGCAGAGCGTACTTATGATGTTGATTTAATTATGTCGGTTGCTGCTATGCCAGAATTTTTTAGCACAGTAGAAGATGGAATGACATTAGACCGTTATAAGCCTGACATGAACTCAGCTTGGATCGTAGTCAGTGATAACGATGAAGTTATAGGGTTAGCTCAGTTAGTCCCGTTAAATTCCATTGTATTAGAACTACATCCACAAGTATTTAAAAAACATAGGGCAAAATACAATAAAGCATTTTTTTATGAATTGTATAAATGGATCTTAATTAATGCAACACAGTATCAAAAAGTAAACGCAACAATGCCCGTTATTTATAAACATTTAAAAAGGTTTGCTATGTCAGTCGGTTTTACTTTGGAAGGTGTAGATCGTCAAAGTCATATAAAAAATGGTGACATTGTAGATCAATGGATTTTTGGTATTACAAAAAAAGAATTAAAAAAGGTGATCGCATGAGTAAAGTTGTAGATAGCGTATTTGGTGGTAACGAAGGTGATAACCAGAAGAAAGAAAATAAAAGGTCAAAAGCCTATACCGTAAACCAAGGTAAAAGAGCGCGTGAAGATTTAATGATTTTAAACCCTGTTGCTGATGCAAACCGTAACATGGGATTTGAAAAAGCATTAGATATTTTTGGTCAAGCATATCCACAGCAAATGTCGGCTTTTCAACAAGGTAATGCAGGGGCGCAGCAAGCCTTAATTAATGGCATGAGTCAATATCAAGATGCAATTATGGGCCGTCCTTTAGATATGAGCCAGTCACGTGTAAGAAGAATAAACACGGATCCTAGTTACATGTATCAAAAATTACCAGAATTTATTAAAACACCTGATGTTGGCTTAAGGGTGGATGAATATGACAATTTTGTATCTATTGAAGATCGAATTAACCCACCAATTGTTGAAGAAGAGGTAATTTTATAATGACATCCTATGCAATTGGCAGACAGCCAGACGGATCGATGTTTACTAAAGAGCAAGCTATAGCAATGGACAGGAATAGCCCGTTTGGGGGAGGACCTAGAACTGGACCAGGTATAACGGGGCTTATTGATGGCCCTTATCAACCAATAAACAATAGATTAGCTGGTAATATAAATCCCAATTTTATTGATGGCAATAAATTTTCTGGCTTACCTAACTCTCTTCCTAGAACTGGATCAGGTATAACGGGGTTTATTGATGAGACTGGGATGAAGGAACATCAAGATCGAGTCCGTATGGGACAAGCTCCACAAACGGCTCCCGCTGTGTCTGCGCAATCCTTATATGACACTATTGGGCGGCAAGGTGAGCAAGAAGGTTTAGATTACTGGAATAATGAGATTGCTACACGTGGTATTGATGCCGTTAAAAACTCTTTTGCAGCAGCAGGAGCCGATACTGCCAATATTGCTACAGCAGTTAATAGTGGTTTTTACGATACAGGCTATCAAACAGGTGATGCTGCTTATCAACAAGGTAACGCTATTAATCTAAGTGACTATGCTAAAAACATAGGCGCTAACAACAATGCTGTTAATCGTAGTTACAATTCTTACGACACTCGTAACAACACTATAGAGGAAGAGTTGGCGTTAGACCCAAACGTAGTTAACACTGCACCGCTTCCTCAACAAAGCGGACCACCTACAGGGTTAATTGGTTCAGAAGATGCTCTACGTAGAGGCTTAATAGGTGGTGTTGCAGGAATAACAGAAGGTGTTAACACTGGTCGCGCAGACATTAACACAGGTATAGATCTGTTTAATAACTATGCGAACCAAGGTAACGCAGCTTTGAATTTAATGGGCGCACAATCAGGCGCACAAGGACGAACAGCACAACAAACAGCATTTGATAACTTTGTAACTTCTCCAGAACAAAAATATTTACAAGAACAAGGTGAAAGGGCAGTTATGCGTAACCAAGCTGCTATTGGCGGTTTAGGTGGCGGTAATGTTCAGCAAGAATTACAACGTCAAGCTATGGGTTTAGCGCAACAAGATTTTGCTAATCAATATAATCGTCTTGGAGGGTTATCTGATCTTGGTATGCAAGGTTCAGGCGTTCAAGCTAACCTACAAAATGCACTAGGAGATATGGCTTATGGCGGCGGTCTTAATGCTGGAAACATGGCTTATGGAACAGGTAATAATTTAGCATCAGGCAGGACAAGAGCAGGCGAACAAATAGCCGGAAATCTTGAAAGAACAACAAGCGCATTAAGCACGTTGTACAACCAGCAAGGTGCAGGGATGGCAGATATGATTGGTCAGCAAAGCGGCAATCTTGCTGACATTGTTCAAAACGCTGCTCAAACAATGGGATTAAGTCAACAACAATTGGCGCAGTTAACGTCTGCTATTGAAACAGGTATGGCTACTCAAATAGCAGGTCTACCTAGTGTTCCGGCAAATTCTAGTGGTATAGGCAACGCCGCTAAACTTGCAGGCGCTGTAGGAACAGCAGCCAGTGGTTATGCTGCTGTTGCTGCACTGTAATGGCTCAAGAAGCTATGAAACTAAACCCTGAAGCAGTTGTAATGGGCGCAGAAGGCTACTTGAAAGTTAAATATTCGGAGTTAACATAATGGCTTATCAAAGTCCTGAAAACGCACAAAAACTTAGAGATATACCGCAAGTAGCAAACTATACGGCAACTAATAACGCGCCACCTATGAGCCAAGAGGTGGTTCAAAGTTTAGCTGGCGCTACACCTAATACTAACTTATCACCTGCAGAAGGCGGTAATAATGTGCCGCAAGCATCAAGCGCTTCTGCACAAGCTGATAAAGGAATGAACTGGGGAGCTATTGGTGAAGCCTTAAGAGGCTTTGGCGCTGGGTACGAAGGCAGAGGTAACGAATTTGTAGCTGGTTTAGACAAACGAAGAGAAAGTTTAGATAAGTCTCGTCAACAAGCCATGCTAAAAGACTTAACCACAGTAAACGGTCTTTTGAGCAAAGGCCTTTATATGGAGGCTGAAAAACTAGCGGTTGATAGAGTGGGCGCAATTGAAAAGTTTGGTGGTGATACGAGCCACACGCGGCAGTTATTAGATTTGCTACGTAACGGTGAGTATGACAAAGCACAAGCAATAGTTGGTAATGAAATGGAGTCTGCTTATACGATGGGGCTTATTGATAGACCAGAAGTAGACACATATAACTTACAAACAAAAAATATGAAAGACCCTGTAACAGGAAAAGATGTAATGATGGTGTTTGACCCTAGAAAAGGTCAATTTGTTGGCAAGTCTTTAGGGCAACCTACTGGTGACGGTATTAACATTGATATTGATAACGCTGTCAAACCTTGGGCTAAAATTGTTTCACAGTATGACAAGCAAATGACAAATGTAAATGAAACTTACAAAGATATTCAGCGAGTACAGTCAGCTTTAAAAACAAATGGAGGCGCTTCTCCAAAAGCGTTACAGGCGGCAATATCCGATATATTTGGCGGTAATACAAGGGCTATAGATAACTTACGACAATGGGCGAGCTTTGGTAATCTTCCTGACAACCTTATAAATAAGGCTAAAAGGTTTGCTATGGGTAAGTATACTGATTTAGCAAAAGAAGATATTTCTAGGCTTTTAGCATCTTATCAAGAATATAACGGTAAAGAACATCAAGCTATTAACGATAAGTTTACAAAAGTTGCAGAAGCCAACAATGTTGACTCAGATACAATTATAAGTGAAATAAAACCATTCCCTAAAAGTTACGATTTTTTAAATATGACTCGAGATGAGTTGAGTAAAGTGCCTCTTGATTCTTTATCAGGCTATCAACGAACAGATTTTAAAAACGCCTTAGATAGAATAGCGGGAGCGGGACAATAACATGGCTGAAGATATAACAGTATCAGACTTAGAAGCTAGAAGAAATCAAGTGTTAGGATTAAAAACTCCTGACAATCAAAATACGCAAGCAGTTATAGCTACAGAAGAAAACCCTAATTTAACCGCTAATCAAATGCCTGAACCAGACATTATTGGCACGTTAGATGAGAATATGGCGGAGCTTAATTATGGCTTGGCAGGTATGCTTGGAACACCTGTAGATCTTTTAGCTCTACCATTTAGTCTGTTTGGTTACGAAGGTACACCTGTTTTAGGCTCAAAATTTAACCGTGAAGCGCTTAGATCTGCAGGAGTTAATCTTCCAGACGAAGGCGCCATGCCTAAAAACTTTACAGGAAGGTTTTCAAGGATCCTTGGAGAGTCTATTCTTCCTTTTATGAAATACGGGCAACTTGCTCAACAAGCTCCTAAGCAAGCTAATAAAGTGAAACAAGCGCTTTCACAAGCTAAACAAGAATTAATCGCTAAAGATCGAGAAATAGCCGCAGTGTTTTTAGGGGCACTAGGTGGGGAAGCTGCTGATAAAGCATTTGGCTATGATGCTTTTGGGCAAACTATTGGTGAGTTAGCTGGCACTCTTATCCCTAGTGTTACTAACCTTGCCAAGCATCTTTCTATTGGAGCGCATGCTGCAAAAGGCGCAGTTGGTATTTTTGGAAGTCAAGCTACACCTAAACGAGCAGCAAAAAGAATTAACACTAGGTCGTCGGATGTAGTTACAGCAAAAACTAACCTAGCTGAACCGTCAATATTAGAGCTTCCACCTATTGCACGTACAGACGATCCAGGTCTTATGTCCTTGCAAAAAGCGGCAGTAGCAGAAGATCCCAAATTACTTAAAAGAATGAATGATACTTTTGATGAAAATATTAACACAGCAAGAAAACTGGTTTTAGGTGATGGTTCCCCACAATATACTATTGATTATTTAACTGGCGTTAAACAAAAAGCTGTTTTAAAAGCCCAGCAAAATATAGAAGATCTAGGGTTAGATGTTGATCCTGTTACCGCTTCTATTGCTTTACGTGGTGTTATTGATGATGCTTATGGCGGGGCGCGAAACTTAGAAAAACAAATATGGGGACAATTAGACGAAGGAGTTTATGTTCCTCAAGAAGACGTTGCTGAAACATTCAAAGATATATTATTAGAAAGAAATGTATTAGCTGATCCAAAAGATATTCCGTCTTTTTTATATGAAGATATCGGCAGACAAACAAAGACAGGTTTTGTAGCTGGCAAGATGAAAAAAGATACAAGCCTCGATACGCTTAAAACACTACGCAGCAAGATACAACAAGAACGGCAAGTAGAGCGAGCTTTAGACGTTCCTAATAACACAAAATTATCTTTATTAGGCAGAATTAATGACACAGTATTAGATACTTTAGCAGAAGTTAGCCCTGAATATGCAGAAGCGGTTAATTACTCAAGAGAGCTA